TTCTTCATGCAAAACTGTTCAGTATGGTTATGAAAAAACAATCAATTATAAAAATGTTTTAAATAATAATAATAGAGACAGGCATAACTCTAAGTTTGCCAGTATGATTCATTATAGGGCAATACAAATAGCAGAAGAGTACGCTTCGGCACATCAAATAGATTTAGGGGATCTCCCAACACATTGCAAGATATATAAATATAACAATTCTACAGAAATGGGCCCACATACTGACTGGGATCCAGACTATAGCCCACAGCACTTGACAGGCACAGTTTCAATTGTTTTTTACTTAAACGATAATTATCAGGGTGGAGACCTGGCTTTTCCTAATGACAACCTTTCTGTTAAGCCAAAGCCTGGAAGCGCAGTCGTATTCAAGTCCCATGGAATTTTGCATGAGCCTTTGCCAACAACAGAGGGTACAAAGTATATGGTTGCAATCTTTTTCTTTAGAAAATAATATATAAAGGAAATAGGTATATAATAATAAGATGAGCTACCAACTTAAAGTAATAAACGATTACCCTATTGGCTTTTGGCCGCTAGACGAGCTGTCTGGCACTACCGCAACCGACGTTTCTGGATGTGGTAATTCTGGAACCTACACGGGGGCAATTTCTACGGGGCTTATTCCACTTGTTGCTGGCGGGGCAAATGGATCATTAATAACAAACACAAAGTACATTACTTTACCAGTAACCAAAGATTACTATGGATCTACCGCCGATGGTGGATTTGCAGATAATAACTCATCAGATAACGCATTTTCATTAGAAGTTTGGATTTACCCTAAAATTACTACAACTGGGTTAACAACTATATTTGCAGACTCAACAAATAATATCGGTATTTTTTACGAAAAGGGTAACATAGTATTTAAACTTGAAGCGGAAAGACTTGATTATACTTTACCCAATATTAGCCAATCTCATCATATTGTAGCCACGTATTCTATTACAGAAATGTCTTTATATGTAGACGGCAAATTTGCAGCAAGCAAATCTTTAAATAATTACAAGTTTACTAGCCCAACAATTACATTAAAACTAGGTCCAACAGGAAATGCGTCCGATTCATTCATTGTAGATGCTCCAGCAGTTTACAGGTATGCTCTTGGCTCAGATAGAATTTTAGAACATTATAATTATTCTGGCACTACTTCACCATTTCAAGTTTCTTACCCAGATAGCGGTACGTTGTTTGAAATATACGACGATAGCGTTAGCAAACAATTTAACTTTGCCTATCCAGCTAATAAGCCGCTAGAAATTTTTGCATCAGAAGATTTAACATATAACATCCAAGAGAAATGCCTTGAAATAAACAAAACGGACTCTGCAGCCTCTAAGAGCGTAGTTGTTGTAGATGCCATAGCAATTCCTGCAGGATTCGACTTAGACTCCTCTAAGATAGAGTGGAGCGGCGATAATGGGGTGTCTGTAAGAACTTCTACAGATGGAACAACATGGCAAGCCTGTTCTAATGGAAGAGCAATTCCTCAATTTAAATTAGGATCATTTAGTTCTGAAAGAACCCTTTATCTTGAGATAACATTTGCATCATCAGATACATCTAAATTTATTCCAAGACTATACAACCTACTACTTTGTTTCTATAAAGATCAGATCCTATATTCAATAAGCAACCCCGATTATATTTATACAATAGAGGGCACAGCTGGATTTGCCTCAAAAGATATTACGCTAGGACGAGTTAAATATCCTATCTTGTCCCGCCAAAAGCTAAATGGTGTGACAACAGCAGATGGGGCGGGATTTAAAATTAACACCGCAGAATCAATAAAGACAATAGAGTTATTTTTAACTCTATCAGACCTTACATCAAACTCTATTATATCAAGCACGGCAAATGGAGACTTTGTAGCAGCAGGATATTCTTGGGCTACTAATGGAACTATTACTAAATCTAATATATCTGCTATTTATGTTAATGGGGTAGATAGAACATCTCAGACAAATATAAGCTCTGTATTTACCCCAAACGAGCTTTATCATATTATAATTGTAACAAGTGGACCAATTACAGGCCAAATATTATTTAATCATTCAGCAACAGGTGGCCCTTCTAGCCTATATCAATATATCTCTTACTATCCATCTACATTTACAGCCCCTACCGCACTGTCTCATTACAACATGCATATTGGAAGATCTGCTACTGTAGCAGATGATTCGTCCATTACGTTGACAGAAAACTCAGTAGAGTTCTACGACAATGACTGGATTGTACTCCAAAACAAATAATTTGTCCTACTGGTTGACAAAAGCTGGACTTAAGCGGGAAGTAATGGTAAAATAAATTACTATGGATATCAACCGAATAAATTCTAAAATCCTTGAAGAGGAAACAACTCTTGGGATATATGTTTGGCAAATGCCAGATGGTAGATGGATTGGAGACGATGATGGCAATTTTCTTTCAGTCACGTCCAAAAAAGGAAATAGATCCAAGATCGATGCTTTGGCTAGAGAAGTTCGCTCATTCGGCATATATGAAGGCGGGCCTAAATTTCTTTCTGGAAGAAGAAAGATTGACGATGAAGAATTCCAACACCAAAAGCAAAGACTAGACTGGGGACTAGTTCCAGACCCACTAGATATTGGAAACTATAAAGACGAAATGAAAAAATTACGGGGTATAAAATGAGCGTAGAATTTCTTGATGAGGACAACTCAGAAAACATAATTAATATTTCAAACAATGCCGATTGGTTTTCTTTAAAGAAAGATGAAATTAGCAATGACCCATTTGCGGTAGGACTAGAAGATCTTAAAAAAGTAAGAGGTCTTGGAACATCTTTTAAGCGCAAGATGAGCAGAGAATTTTCTAAATCATTTACTGGTAGAGAAGAGACTGGCACACATCAAAATTTATTAGCACAAGCAATTACTGGCTATGCTATGTTCGACCTAGTAGAACCTCCATACAACCTAGAATACCTTTCAAAGGTATATGAGATTTCAACATATAACTACGCTGCAATTAATGCTAAAGTTGCAAACATTGTTGGCTTAGGATATGATTTTATAGAGACAAAGAAAACAAATGACGCCATTGATTCACTTACAGACGACAAGTCACTTGAAAGAGCACGTAGAAAGCTAAGTAAGCTAAGGCAAGATCTGCACACATGGCTTGATACAACAAATGATGAAGATACATTTACACAAACACTGATTAAGGTTTTTACAGATTACGAAGCAACAGGCAATGGCTATATTGAAATTGGTAGAACGACAAATGGAAACATTGGATATATTGGCCACATCCCAGCAAAGACAATGCGTGTGCGTAGACTTAGAGATGGATTTATTCAACTGCTATACGGAAAGGCTGTTTACTTTAAAAACTTTGGAGACACAGAAACAGAGAATCCAATTGCTGGTCAAGAAGACCGACCAAATGAAATTATACATTTGAAGAAGTACACCCCGATGAATAATTATTATGGAGTGGCAGATATTATTGCAGCTCAAGTCTCTTTGGCAGGTAATGAATTATCTGGCAGATACAACCTAGATTACTTTGAAAACAAGGCTGTTCCAAGATATATTATTACAGTTAAGGGAGCAAAGCTTTCAGCAGAATCAGAAAGAAAATTGCTTGAGTTTTTCCAGGTGGGACTAAAAGGAAAGAATCATAGATCCCTATATATTCCACTTCCAGGAGATACCCCAGACTCAAAGACAGAATTTAAGATGGAGCCAGTGGAAGCAAATCCACAGGAATCTTCATTTAATGTTTACCGCAAATCAAATAGAGATGAAATCCTATTGGCCCACCGTGTCCCAATTAATAAAATTGGAACTCCAGAAGGAGTAAATTTAGCGGTAGCTCGTGATGCAGATAAAACATTTAAAGAGCAGGTTTGTCGCCCAGCACAAATGATTTTAGAGAAAAAATTAAATAAAATATTTGAGGAAAAGACAGACGCATTAACTCTTAAATTTAATGAATTAACCCTTACCGATGAAGATACTCAATCTAAAATCGATGAAAGATATTTAAGAATGCAGGTAATTACCCCTAATGAAGTTAGAATTAGAAAGGGAATGATTCCACTAGAAGGCGGAGACGACGTAGTAGATTTAAAGGCTCAGGACGCCGCAGAGCAAACAGCCCAGGCTGGAAATACCCGACAAAGATCCCAAAACCGACAGGCAACTTCCCCAGATAATTCTGGAGAAGGAAGAAATGCTAAGGGCGATGGAAGACAGGTTGACTAACTCTACTCAACTGTTATTTGCCTTTTTATGTATAAGTCGCTAAAATTAAGCATATGAATATTGAAAAGTCTTTGTGGTCAAGTCATGGCGACAACATCAGTTTATCGGTTCCCTTCACCAAGGTCAACCGTGAAAAAAGAACTGTATCTGGATTTGCCACACTAGACAATGTTGATCAAACAGGTGACGTTGTAACAGCAGAGTCAAGCCTGAAAGCATTTGAAAGTTTCCGTGGAAACATTCGTGAGATGCACGGATCCAACGCAGTAGGTAAAATGGTTTCATTTAAGCCAGAAACTTTTTACGATGCGACATCAAAAGAATTTTATAACGGAGTCTATGTAGATGCATATATTTCAAAGGGTGCACAAGACACCTGGGAAAAAGTTCTAGATGGTACGCTTTCTGGTTTTTCGATAGGTGGAAAGATTCTTGAATCAGACAACGAAGTTAATAAGTCAAACGGTAAGACTGTAAGATTTATTAAAAACTATGAACTAATTGAGCTTTCTATTGTTGATTCTCCAGCAAATGAACTATGCAACATTCTTTCTATACAGAAGGCAAACGGTGCATTGATATTTAAGGGAATAGCAACTGAAGTTACAACTGAAAATATTTTTTATTGCGAAGACAGCAATTCTGTTTTTATCTCAACAGAAAAAACATATGACTCTCCAATATCTGGAAAGCCAGCCACACTAATAGGCTGGGTTGAAAGTTCAGATGTTAATAAGTCAAAAGAGATAGATAAAATTCTTGATGCATATAAGCATTCAAGATTTACGTTGCCTGAAACACAAACAATTGCAAAACAGGCAAACGCAGAAGGAGGTAATGAAATGTCACATCACGACGAAAATGTAGTTGCTGAAGTTGTTGCAGAAGATGCAGCTACAGAAGCAGTCGCAGAAGAGACAGCGGTTGTTGCAGAAGATGCAGCTCCAGTTGAAACTCCAGTCGAAGCTCCTGCAGAAGAAGCAGTAGCAGAAGACGTTCCTGCCGAAACTCTGGAAAAAGCAGCCGAAGTAT